GTATATATTAGATGAGAAAGGGTTCCTTTGGAGGGCTTTGCTTGAAAAGAGGCGGGAGTAAACATTTCTATATTATCACTATCAAGAGAGTTTGGCCTTTTAATCTTTTTCAATGATTTGAATATCTCCGCTAAGGATGATTTTATCTCCACCATCTTACTTAGTTCCTGCCTGAAAAATGTTCCGTCTGAACCGCTTACTTTAGTAAACTCCGTCCCCAGTATAGGATCTGAATATCCCTTAACTTCTGATACCATACCATATCCGTGAAGCTTCAAATCAGCCTCCTTTGTGGAGGTTGTAGGTAACAACCCTAACATAGGAATGAACTCTAAGGTTATAACTCTCTCTTTATTAGCAGTAATCTCCATAGATGCATCAAATAAAGTGCAAGTGACTGGACCTGCCCAAGTCTGTAGGTTATCTCCTACTCCGTAAGAAATATAAAATCTGCTTTTAACCTCTGATAAATCTTCTAGAAACTGAGAGAAAGTAAAAGCCGTAATGGTGTCTTGATCTTCGATCAGTTTTAAATCTATAAGCTCTTTCCTAATAGATGGTAATGATTTTAACTGAAGCTTCCTTGTCTCTAAGCTAGGGAGTGAGGATCCTTTAGGTTTACTATTGTTTAAAACTTCGACAGCCTTGGCTAAGTTTCCAAAACTCTTGATAAATTCTAAATCTGATACACGCTCTTCAAGTTCTTTGATATACTCACTATCTTTTTCAGAAGTATTTCTGATGTTATCAAACCTATTAAAGAAAGCTTCTTTAACGGGTAAGCGCAAAAATTTATCTTCAAAAGTGTGATCAGGATCTATAAGTTCTATAGTAATCTTAGGAACATCTTTACTTCCCTTGGTAAAATCAGCTTCTGATCTAAAACTTATTAGGTTAGAATTATTAGTTACACTAAAGAAAAATAAAGATTTGTCTTTCTCTAACTGATCTATAGTTTTCCTCTTTAGTTTTAGATCTGAAAGAGATTGCTTATCATTAGTAAGGATAACTCCAGCACCAGGAACAGTAGACATTATACTCTAGGTAACAGAATTCTATCTCCGACATTTAAACCCTCGAAAGGGTCTTCAATGTTATTTACTAATAAAATCAACCAATCATTCCTAGGGGAATCATAGAAAAGATCAGATATAAGGTCTGGCCTATGCTCATACCCAACAGGAACATATCCTATATCACACTCAAAAGTATTTTCTATATCAGATAAAGTTCTGTTTGCTTTTTTGTTTGTAGTAGTGGTTATGGTTACTCTACCTTTGTGCTTTACATAATCATAACCAAGCCTATAATGCCCTTTTGGAGTATATTTCATAACAGTTTAATCATATACGTTTCCGTATAACCTCATTGGATCCATGGTACCGTGATCAAAAATTGCTTCCCATCCAGCTACGTTATCTTGCTTAACTATGGTCCCTGGTGAGAAGTCTCCCAAATCTCCTACTCTTACTTCTTCAAGTGTTAGCATAAAATCTAATTTTCTGGGTGTAAGTGTTTTCAATTCGTATCCAGCATCTTCGTCAATTTCTATATTATATGAAGTTGCTACACAAGGTATATTATCATAGAGCAATCCATGAGTCAATCTCAGAATAGGAGGACCTAATGTGGGGTTTTTACTATTAGATAAAACACTAGACCTAATCATGTTAGTCCACCAGTAAACTACAGTTAAAGCAGTAAGATTAGAGAAAAGTGAATGGAATTTATCGGTCGATTTATTCTCGTCAGCATCGGCCCTAGCTGTGTCAGCGACAGATTGTGCGAAATCGTTTCCTGTAAGATTTTCATCGGCAAAACGTTGAGTTCCCCTAGCTAGAGTCTCCCTATCCTGTTTGTTAAGTCCAAAATCATCTATAGCATCAGCCCCAAAAAATCTAGTGACCCCATTTCTTACGTTTAATAGGACCTTATCAGTTACGTTTTCGTCTCCTCTTCCTCTATCAGCATTTTTGCCTTCTTCTAAATTTTGGTTAGATAAAAATCTTGCTTTCTTTTCAGCTTTTGTTTCCATAAGAACGCTGGTTAAAAATCTATTCAAAGACAAGGCTATAGAATCAAATTGTATATGTGGAAGAGTTATGCTAAATGCTAGATTCAATTTTCTAGACTTAGCTCCAGTGTGAGAATACAATTCTCCAGGTCTGCCTACTGGGCTATACCTAGATAAATTAGCGTTTTGAGTCTCGGAGATAAAAATGTTTTCATAAAAGGGTAGATCAAAGATTACTGGTTTTGAGTCTCCACCCTGAGGAAACACAAACTTTAGAAAAGATCTATTCTCTAATTGTCTAGATTTTAAAACTATCTCTTTTTTACCTGAAAATATTCCCATTTTTATTTCTTCTTGTTAATCCTATTAGCAGTTCTTAGTTCTGTAAATATACTTACCAGTATCTCCTCAAATCTATCATTCACTAGTTTGGCCGTTTGATTGCTATTAGCTCCAGCAGGAGAAGATACTGCTCCCATACGAGATTGTATATTAGCTCTTGCGTTAGCCAATTTCTGAGCGAACGTAGCCTCGGTACTAATCTTTTCAACTTTGTCTTTCTCTATTTTAACTAATTCCTCTACAGCGTCTTTGGTTCCCTTTGTGTTTTTTCCTGTTTCATCTGCGGAACCAAACAGAGCATCCATAGCATAATACCCGCCGGTTAGTATACCTGTGGCGATGGCTAATGGACCTATTTTCGTAGCGGCTTGAAACAAAACCCTTTTCATCATAGCACCGCCCGCTGCACCACCCGCAAAACCGCCCATAATCTGAGCGCCCAAACCTAGCCCAGCGATCGCTTGGAAGTTATTTATTAGAAAAGGAAGCAAGTCCGAAGTAAGTTTCTCTAAGTGTCCTGTTATGCCCTTCATTTGCCCTAACATAGACTGTCTAAAATCATCGGATGTTCTAAGAGCGTTAATTCCTTGTTTTTGGGCATTAACAATCCCTCTGGCCCCCATTACAAAGTCTTGGCCGAAGATTCCCAAAGCTCTTTGACCACTTACAAATGGCATTCCTGATACTTTTATGCCTCTCTCAAATCTTGTGGCCGTATCATCTGTCTTTGATGCTGCTTGTAGTATCGCTGCCTTAATTTCAGGAACGCTTGCAGTATTGGATCCGATAGCAGCAGCAAGATGCTGAGTGCCTGTAATAACTCTAGAAGTTAAATTATCAGAACTAATAAACGCAGTAATAAATCTGTTAAGAGCTTTATCACCAAGAGAGTATTCCGATGTAAGCTGTACCATCGCCTCTCTCAAATTATTCCCAACTCCCATGAAATCAGGAACTTCCATGGTTTTAGCTAAAGCATTCATACTCTTAGCTAAAAATTCAGTTTGTACGCCCCTACTTTTAGCGGTGTCACGCATAGTAGAGATGAACGTATCTCCCTGGTCCCTGGCTTGACCTCCCTGTATAAGTGCAGTTTTAAGCAGAGACCTCACAGACGCTGTGGATTGCCCCGTCATGGCTAACTCAGTTGCAACCTTTATATTGGAGTCAGTTACGGTGGTAAAGCCGTCTTGAACGAATTTGAGCCTCTCCTGTAGGGGTATGATCGTGCCTATGCCCAGATCATTTACGGCCTGTGTAGACTTAGAAAGTTCTTTAGTTAAATTAGAACCAACTCCAAGAAAAGCTTGTTGTAACTTGTCATTAGCGTCTATAGCTGTTTTGGTAAGAGACATAAGACCAGCAAAACTAAAATCAAGGCCTGTAATAGCTTGAGTTAGAGTGTTCACACCCTTGTGGAACCTCTTCATCTGATCAGCCTGTTTAGCGGCAGCTTCGTCTAGGGCCTTTCTAAGAGCATCCATAGACTCCTTCATCTTAGGATCAAAGTCCGCTCCACCCAAGTTACCTCCTGTGCCTATTCTTTTTGATGCCATTCTATCCTATGTCCTCAGGTAAATCTAAAAAAAGTTTTTTAACTTCGCTATACTCTATAGAGCTAAGTTTAAAAGACCTATAAGAGTCTCTTCCCAATAAAGCTCTAAGACCACTTAAAATTTTAGAGTAACTAGCTAGATCTTTACGATTATATAGTTTTTTCAGCACTTGCACTACAACTTCATCACTACCATCAAGAAGGAAAGAAGATAGCAATGCCCCATTTTTACCTTGAAACGTAGCTCCCCCACTAGATCTTTGGTTAGAAACCACCAAAACTACTCTGGGAGAGTAATTAGGCATTGATTTTTCTTCCTTATCTCCTATGGGCTTCCTAATCCTATTTCTATAAGTAAAAAATAACACATCTCCTGGGGTAGCCAGGGTTCTAGACGTAGTTCTTAATTTGTATACATCTCTTGAAAATCTAGAGACTAGAGCATTAGCTGACCCAAGCTCCGCCCTCTCTTTATCAGTTAATACACCCATTTAAAAAAATTTTTGAAATATTACAGGAAAAATCTGGTCGCTCCCTCTTTTATATATTAGTTATATTATATTAAGTAGTTATTTAGTGAGTGACCAACGACAAGAAATACATGATCTTCTAGAAGTAATAAATTATTATCTATCTAATAATTTTAAAGAGAAATGGAGGCATAGGTTTAGTGATAGATTCATTACCTGCTTTCAAACAAGGGTTTTAAAAGCTTTAAAGGATAACAGACCTCTAAAGTTTGATACCTTATATATGTTTCTATCTAAGAAATCTGGATACTCTAGGGATCAAGTATTAGATTTTATAGAGGAAGCTGACATAGACTTACTAAGACCGTTTATAACAGGATCGCTAACAAAGCATAGGATTTAAAATGAGTTCACCAGAACATTTCAGACGCAACTGGGTCGTACCGATGAGTAATGACGATTACTTCTTTTTCGAGGCTTTGGGTTGGGTATTCATCGCGGGGCTTTTCGTTTTGCGCTGGTTCGTGACTCCTTAATTAGCTGCTTCGCCTCTTGAAGGTTGCACCTAGCGACCCCAGGGTTTGTCTTCTTAGGGCAATACTTCTGATACCCGCACCAATTGCAAAACTCATTGGCTTGAGGAGCGAACTCCTCCTTCTTCATCTTACGAACTCTCCAGAACTCATTTATTTTGCTTTTCTTGAAGTTCGTTATCTGAGAGCTATTGTATCCAACAGTAACTAGATTTCCAGTTACAGGATAGTAGTGGGCACAGGTTATTTTCTTCACGGGCACATCGAATATCTCTGAGATAGCGAAAGCATACCCTTGAAGTTGGGGATCATTGAATAGGTCGAACTTAGATTTCTCCCTCTTTGAAGTCTTATAGTCGATAACTAAATAACCTCCGTCCTTGCCCTTAATGATTCTATCAATGATTCCGATATAAGCCATCCCCTCTTCTAGGTCAATCTTAAACTGATATTCAACCCCGACAGTTTCCCCTAGTTTTTCATTAAATCTTAGGAAGTTTTTTAAGCACTTATTAGTTCTGGTTTTTTCTTTTTTTCCTACTTTATAAGTTGCTCTGTGCTGCTCTGCTAACTTCTCTAAATTTTTGAGTGAATTTTCTTGATACCCGTCCTCTAATATCTTATGAATGAAGCTTCCGAAATTCAATGCGTCCTTATTAACTTCCTCCTCTGGTATATATTCGTAGTAACGGAGATAAAATTTTAATGGACACTGTTTTAAAGTGTCTCCCTTGGAGTGTGAAGTTCTGGCTATAAACATATGATTTCCTCTACCTTTATTAAAGAGTATATACTAGGCAAACTAGGGAAAAACTCAAGATTAGCTTCTGGGGGCTCTGAGTTAGTGATTCCGTCCCTATTCCTAGAAAACGACTGGAAAATGCATATGTCTATTAACCTGGACACGGGCATGTTTCAGTGTTTCAAGACAAAAAAGAAGGGAAACTTTGTTCACCTATTTGCTTATTTAGAAAATATATCTTTTAAAAAATCTTTTGATGAATTATCTTACAGGTCATTTATTCACGAAGATAAGGGCACAGAGAAAGAAGAAATAAAGGCTGTGCCAGCCCTAGATCAGCTTTCTGGTCTGGAAGAGATAAGGATAAACTACCCTAAAGGAAAAACTACAGATCTGGGCATGAGGGCGTGGGGTTATTTGTTCCAGAGGAAGCTATTCAATGAGAAGGAAGACACAGAATCCTATTACGTGTGCCATGAGGGGAAATATGAAGGAAGGACTATATTCCCGTTTTACGCTGGGAATAAGATGGTATTCTTCCAAGGAAGGTCTATGTCCGTGGAGCAATACCCGAAGTATTTAAATCCAACGGAAGTAAAGGCTTCTGATATAATAGTTCCGTTTGATTTAGATAGGCCTTCTCTGTATGTAACAGAAGGCCCAACTGACATGATCTCCCTAAGGCTTGCTGGGTATAACTCTACTTGTACATTCGGATCGGTAGTTTCTCACGCTCAAGCGGACATGCTGAAATCCTATTACGGGAGAATAATCATGGCATACGATTCAGACGATGCTGGAGATGTAGGGTTGGAAAGGTTTGAGAGGCTAAGGCTGAAAAAGAGAATGGAGGAGTTTTGGACTGTATCGCCTCCCAGAGGCGAAGATTGGAATAGTCTATGGCTCTCAGGAAAACTAGAAACACTTTCCCCGATACGTTATGATTTCGAGGAAAGGGTTCTTAGAGAACTAGCCTAGCTACCAACCTGTTGGTTGCCTACCTTTCTATGCCAAAGAATCCCTCTAAGTTTTCCATAACTAATAGTTACATTAGTTGCTGCTGCCCCTGTCTGATTTTTGATTGTAACCGCTCCAACCGACTCATACAGATTTACGGATAATGGAGTACCCGCTTGGCATACATACCCAGGCGCACCAGCGCCCTGATCCCCTACTGTAGAGGACAACTCAGTAGATCCCGTATATGTACCAGACGGAACCACATGAAGTCCGTTTTGAGCGATGTCCGTTGCTGCATTAAACGCTACTTCAAAGTAATCACACTCTATGGCATTTCCAGCAGAATCGTTAAAGGTGATAGCACTAGTTCCCGTATCGTGGAATGTTGCTAGATACTTACTATACAGTTTTGTTTCAGTTTCGTTATACATAATATTTTTACCTGATTTCCAGGAACATAGGGGGACTCTTTATTACTTGATTTAGAATTGTGTATTTAGCCCTGACTTCGTAGCTGCCCTTTATTCCTCCAAAGGTCTCGTTAGCAGCAGCAATACTAGCGATATTTGTGGTATCCCAATTTAGGACTAGTGTGTTATCCGATGTTACATCAACTAAATCTTCCGTATCATCAAAACTAGATACCGAGAACCTGGAAGATAATCCATTAGCGTCGTTCAACTTTGTTATCTCAATAGCAGCATCATTAACCACAGAGTTAGCGAAGATATTCTTTATAGATTGATCTATATCAGTGTTGTTGATATTTACTTCAGTCCCTATGGTAAGATCAACTTTTGATCCGTAAACAATCCTCTTGTTTCTTAGTTTACTCTTGGCACTGAATAGTATGGGTTGGGTAGTGGTAAAGAAAGTATTATCGTTTAAAGTAAAATCTTGTATTATGGTCTTATAATTACCTCCCTCCTGCATCTTCACAGTCCAAACATCAATATAATCTATTGATGATGTAGCAGAGTTAGCTACTCTAAACCCTTCAAAGCCGTCTGGAGTATCTGGAACATGTCCTGATAAATCTATTGTACCATCTAATATAACTCCGTATTCCCCAGTTCCTAATCTGTAAGTCGAACTTGCGATGGGGGATGGGACATAATCAGACTCTGCCGCAGACGGTCCAAAGCTCATTAGTACCTGATCTGATATGTTATCGTAATCAATCAGCCCACTACTATTTAATACACTACTAGGGCTTTGATTGGTAGCAGCAGCGAAGATGGTAACTCCACTAATATCTATTGGATCTTGGAATTCCCCATTATTTATAAAGAAAGCTCTTAGTAGAACTTTTGTGTTGACGCTAGGCCTGTTATGCCTGTCTACCACATCAATATTGTTTACTTTAACCATTATTTTCCTCTAGAGCCTTCTTTTCTAGTTCTTTCTCTTTTATATAGAGATTTAAATAAAAAAACCTATCCTTTTTGGTTAAGGTCTTAACTTCTGTATAAGAAAACCCTATTTTATTTACTAGAGCATACGCCTCTTCCATTAAATCTTCTTGAGATATTATTTTGACGTATTCACTAAGAAAAAATCCGGCCCTATTGGTACCCCTAGTAGGGTTTCCTTATCACATTCAGAACAAGCATAAATAAAGTTGGTATCAACCCCATAATCTCCTGTTATTTCGCTCCTCAAGGTCTGAGAGTCCCTGAGAGTAAGAGCTTCGATAAACGCATATATTATCTCTTTATCTGTTTGTTCTCCGACAGAATTAACAAATCTCCAGGTATTCTCTATCATTGTTGTGGGGTCTGAGGTATACTGATCCTCAGAAGCTCTAGGAAATCTCACTTCAACATCAACTTTAGAAACAGGAAGATTAACTTTTCTTGGGTCAGTAACGTCTTCTGGTATTTCTATTTTCCTAAACTCTCTGGTATCTACATCCACCTCTCCGATCTTACCACAGGATGGACAAGTTATTTTAACTCCATAGTCTGGACCAATGGATATTTCTCTCAATTTAACTAGTATATAACTCCTGTCACAATCCAGCAGGGAATCGGGATTAATATTTTTCAGACATCTCTTTATTAGGGTTGTTGTCGCGCTATCACCGTCATTTCCATCAACTAAAGCTTTTTCATCAGCCCAGGTAAGAGGACTTAGAGTTATCGGCTCACCAGCATCAATTTTTTGGTAAAACCTATTTTTACTTGGAAGATCTAAAATTATATCTCCGTCAGACGGATTCTCTTTTAGCAACTCATCTAAAATAGCCTGTTTTTTCTCAGACAATATTTTTCTGTTCATAATTTATTCCTTATGCTATAATAGTCTAATGATTATAGAGGTCGGAAATATTAAGTCTAGAATACGGACTGATAATCCAGACCTAATAAAAGCGTTAAAAGAAGTATATAGCTTCAGAATTAAAGGAGCCGAATATACACCAGGATACAGGCGAGGAGCGTGGGACGGCAAGAAGAGTTTTATCACTTCTGCTGGAGTATTCAGATCTGGACTACTTAGTAGAATACTAGAAGATCTTAAGAAACTAGACTGTACCCCAGAGATAAAGTCTGAAGACGAAAGTTCTTTATTAGAAGTAGACGATACTATAGACAAGTATAACCTGCGGGATTACCAGAAAACACTTGCTAATGAAGCATTAAAAAATAGGAGGGGTATCATAGACTCCCCTACTGGATCTGGTAAAACTATTATCATGGCTTCTATTGTTAAGCAATTAGAAGGAAAAAAAGTTGTCATACTGTTTAATACAAAACAGCTAGTTACTCAAACTTACGAGTTTCTAAAGGACTGTGGCATAGACAACCTTGGTATATGTTTCGGAGGAAATTTTATCTATGGGGATATAATGTGCTGCACAGTCCAATCCATAGATAAAATTTTGGATACACACCTAGAGGATTCCCACGCTTTGTTAGTTGATGAGTGCCATGAATTTTGTAAGGGTAAGACAACGGTGCCCGCCATACAGGCATTTGAATCTGCGAAATATAGGCTAGGCTTCACTGGAACCGTTCCAAAAGATCCCATAGATTTATACACCCTTGAAGGGGCTTTCGGACCAGCCATAAAAGCTGTATCTACCAAAGATTTGATTGATGATGGAAAGCTAGATAAACCTATTATACAAATAATAGATAATGATCCTAGCTCAATAAGTGATGGCTTATCTTACCAGGAGGTATACGAAGATTTTGTTGTAAATAGTTCTCAAAGAAATAACACTATAAAAAATATTGTTGAGTCCATAAAATACTCCAAAGAAGATGCAAGGATACTTATCCTGGTAGAACGTCTGGAGCATAGCGAAAATCTTAAGAAACTTATACCCGATGCTTATTTTTTAGCTGGGGACGATGACATAAATCTAAGATACAGAATAATTAATATGTTCGTCAATGACCCTAAGCCTTCTGTATTGATAGGAACCAGAATCCTACAAACAGGAGTTAACATAGAAGAAATATCTCACTTCATAAATGCTAGGGGTCTTAAATCCGAAATATCTACGATACAAGCTTTAGGGAGATCCCTGCGTAGGAATAGAAAAACGGTTTACGTATATGATTTTAAGGACAATGGAGTTAAGTGGCTATCTACACATGCTAACAAAAGAATAGCCGCTTACAAGTTAGAGGGGCATACTGTAAAGATACTATGAAAACTAAAAAAGAATTACAAAGTTCTATGGCAGAACTTACAAGCGTGGAGATATCTAGGCTAAGATTTATTATTAGAGAGTTAGAAGGACTAATTGAAAACAAGAAAATAAATGAAGAAAACTATAGATCCGCTAGCAATATACTAAATGAGGTTAGAAGTATAAAGGAATTATATTCTGATAGATTATTAAATCTCTACAAAAGCGGGGCTATGATTACTTAGCGGTTTATAGATGGAACGTCGAGAGAGGCATTCTTAGCTTTCAGTAACTCTGCCCATAATTTCATTTCTCTGAACGTCCAATCATCCTTCTTAGACTCATCTAAAGTAGTCTGCATTGCCTTCATTTCCGTCCCCAACCTGTGCATATTATAATCTATAGATTGTAGCTTAGTATTGAGCCACACAGCGCCAGATGCTACAGCCATAACTACAGCAGTTACTATACCTAAAGGTAATAAGGTTTCTTTATTTATTTTTGTATTAGTCATCTTCAGTTCTAATATTATTATGGTTACTGTCCCAAGCTTCTTGCAAAGACATTTCACCTTCTAGAAACAGATCAGCCAATGCTTTCTGGGCACCAAGAACCTCTCTAAATTCAAGTTTCTTTTCTGCTAAACTGGTTTGCAATTGATCTATTATATTAGTTAGTTCAGATAACTTCAATACACTACTTCTAAGTTTAAGTTTTAGTTTATCATTCATAAACTATTATACCGCTCCCCACGAACTTCCATTAAAAAAGTTCAGCACGTTGGTTGAGGTGTTGTATATAACGCTACCTGTAGCAGGGTTGGCTATTCCACCCCCAACTGCATCTCTTTGAGTAGTAGTCATTCTAGGAGGTAAAAAGGCTTCTGTTGTGCTATCGCACTCTAGGACAACATAATCAGCGGCCTTAGCAGACTGGCCTACCGCAAGGGATTTTGGCATCCAAATATCTTGGGAAGCATCAATTTCTATAGCCACATTAGAATCCAAATTAGTATGATCGGTAATTCTAAATGTAGTTCCTGGTGAGCCTTGAGTATATGCCCCCATACACCAACTATTACCGCTCTGCTCAAACATCCTAACATACGCATCGCCCCCAGTACTGGCTACCTTAAGAATAAGTCTTGCATCGCTAGCGGCTCCCCCATCTTGATTGTCTACTCTTATGGATACCTGGGTGTCCGCAGTAGTTCCGACAACATCTATAGCTTGCCCAGGGTCCGTAGTCCCTACTCCTACTTTACCTCCATTCTCAAGAGTCATAACATAGGCTTCGTTTGTCATGAAGTAAATATTTCCCGCAGCCGTGTTAGTAATTGTAGTGTCTGTGCTACTAGCAGTAATAATAGAACTAGTGCTAGTGCCAACAACGCTCAATACTGCACTAGCAGTATTATTCTCAAAAACACCTACTACTTGTTGACTACCAGACACATGCAAATCAGCTTTTGGACTAGTCTGACCGATACCTACCAAGGAACCTCCAGACACTATTAAATTCCCTGTCCCTGCTGCCCTAGGATTCCAAAGAGTATCTGTTCCGTCAAACGATATCTTAGAATCGGTGCCAGTGCCAAAATTTAGTGTTACCCCATCTCCATACGTAGTTTCTGCTGCAACAGCATCCACAGTAACTGTAAGGGTATCACCACTCATAGCAGTAGTGCATCCAGTTCCTCCAGCTATGGTTAGTGTGTCTCCAGGGGTCATTCCTGTAGAGCCAGAATCCCCCGCAACTGTTGTATCTGCTACAACAAAATCCATAGTACCGTGAGTGTCACTATAGTTTAAAGCAATACCTGTTTTAGTTCCTCCTGAAACAGTAACATTACCAGCATAATCTTCTACTTGCTCTTGAGTCAGTTGGGTATTAGTATCCGTAGAAGTAATTGTAAGAGTGTCTCCACTCATTGCAGTCGTTACATTAGTACCCCCAGCAATGGTTAGCGTATCCCCAGGAGTCATTCCTGTAGACCCAGAATCTCCAGCCACTGTTGTATCGGCAACAACAAAATCTATATCATTATCATCGTCATTATATGTTACAGAAATTCCCGTTTCTGTCCCTCCTAGCATACCTCCGACTACATCCTGGACATCTTCAGTAATCAGGGTATCAAATAGAGAGGCTATATCTGTCCCAGCAGAAACAAAAAGATTAGCAGAAACAGTTCCTAGACCTATGGCATCAGCCTCTACGAATCTATTAGGTATGTTGTCACTATCCTTACCAAATATTAAAGGATATGCTGATGCATCACATGCCATTTATTAAACCTCTTTCGGAAATGGCTTCTTCTTTTTCTTTGTTTTGATGTCAGGCTTACCGTCTAGATCAACGTCACCAGCCTCTTCGGCCTCTTCTTCTGTGGATTCCTCGCCTTCATCCTCCACAGCGTCTTCGGCTTCATCTTCGTATTCGTCCACGGTTTCTTCCCCCATGTCTTCTTCGAAGTCTTCCTGAGCACCACCTAGCTCAGAAGTTAAATCTGCTAAGAGATCCTCTAGCTCAGCGATATTTCTATGAATCTCATCCTGATCCATCTCTGGAGATTCTTCTTCTTCCTCTCCATCCTCAGAGGTGTCTAGCTCCATGCTTTCCTCACCCGTAGCGTCTTCTTCCTCTTCTTCAGGAACTTCACCGTTTACAGCGGCTGCTTCAGCATCAAATTCCTCTTCCGCTTCATCTGCGGCCATTTGAGCTTCTTCCCCTTCTGGGGCTCCCATAGCCTCTGGAGCTTCGGCTTCTGGCGGAACTTCGCCTTTCTGTCCAGGAACATCCATAGGAGGCTGCTCACCCATCCCAGGTTCCTCACTAGCGCCCATCATCTCTCCTTCCTGCCCTTGAGGGGCCATAGGAGCGGGGCCGTCAGCGGCCTTTTTGAGCATTCTCAGGACATCCCCTATTTTACCAAGGTCATCAGCTACTTTATGAAAATCCATGTAGTTCATAAGATTTTCAGTTAGCAAGCCATCATAATTGGACTTAGAGAATAAATCGTATAAGTAATCATTTACATCAATACTCTCTACTCCATTCTTGGTCTTTAGCATAGTAGCTACTTCAGAAAGAGTTTTTCTTTGTACTGAGTTCTTTGGGGATAACTTTGCTAAAGATTCAAAAACAGTAACCTGGGTCTTTAATAAGTTTTTAAATGATGGTACTTCCTTAAGATTCTGAAGATTTATTCCATATTTCTCGCTTAAAGTCTTAACCAAAACTGTTCTTACTGGCTTCTTCAACTCAAATATCTTAGACGCAAATTTCTTAATGTCCTTATCAGAAATGCTTCCACCTGAGAATTTTAGAGAGTTAGTAATACTTTCAGATAGCTGCTTCTTGGAGGTTAAAGCTAGGAAGGGAATCTCTGTTATTGTCTTAGCTAAAGACTCTAGAATAGTATCTTCATCTTTGTAGACATTAGAAGCTAGGACATTAAAAGAGTCCTCAGTGGCCCAGATGTTCTGGAAATCTGACTTAGACTCTAAAAGTTCCTTTTTAATTAGTTCTTGGCGACACACCATTTCGTATACTGTGTCAGTTACAGCACTCTTGCACTCGTATTTTCCTTCCTTAGAGAGATCTTCCAGGGACATAAAAGGTGTATCAAATGCTTCGGATAGGGTCTTAGAAAGCCTAATTCCATTCTTAATTTCATCGACTTCAAAAATCTTTTCCTTGTTTTCTTTGAGGAATGTTATGATATCTGGGGTTATTTCCTGTAGTCTAGAGAACGCTCCGTCATCAATAATTTTCTGAGAGTCTCCAAAGGAGGCGGCTTTCTCTTCTAATTTAGATGAAACTTTGTTAAATTTAACCCTGTTTTCCCATATATCAATAACATTATCGAATTCACTTTTAGCAGAGGAAAAGTCGTTTTCAAATATTTTATGAATAAAAGTATTAACCTTGCCAGAAACAAAGTTATCGTGTTTGTCTGGGTCACTAAACACCTCGGATGATTCTACCTCTATATCAAATAAGGTAGACTTATTAGGGGACAAGTCTACCTTAGCTTTAATAATATTACCGCTTTCAGTGAGATAAATCACATAATCTTCTTTTGAAGAGAAATATTCAACATTCTCTCTTAATGATCTACCTAGGTGATCTCCTAACTTAATAAGAGATGAAATTCTCTTATTTCTTCCTTCAAAAATATTTGTAAACATATCTAGACTATATTCCTCTTTATTTATATATGCTATGTAAAATGGTAAAAAATTACTAAATTTGAGCTTTTTGTTCGGATATACGTTTATCCAAAAGCTTTACCATTTTACTCCCCGTTCCTTCTCTAATAATATACTTTTTCTTTAGATCTATAAGTGTATCTAAAGACTCTTGCTGTGTCAAACCGCCCGCAGGAGACAATCCTTGGGTGTCAGTAGCTTGCTGCATACCTCCATCCATAGTTGCCCCCATCATTGGCTCCTCTTCTGGCCCAGGAGGCATTCCTCCTGGCATAGGTTCCCCTCCCATCATGGCTTGTTGCTGTTGTTGAATAATGGGATCATTTAAATCTTTCTCTATTCTTTCTTTAACTTCCTTAATTTCTAGGTCATTAAGATTATAATAAGTTTTATATACGTCTTCCCTAGAAAATAATCCTAGGTTTAATACTTCTCCAACGACAGAGGTTCTCTGCCCTTCAATCTCAAGTTGCCTCTTCAGGAACATGTCCGAAGGCTCTGCTAGACGAATTTCAAGCTTCATAACCTCATTTTTAGGGAAGCCCTTAATTGTTAGGTGTCTTCTAGCGAATTCTAATAGGCCTTGCTCTATATTCTTTTGAATTCTAACAATAGTTCTAGCAAATTTAACATCTAATTGAGATAAGTTGGCTTTTCTCTCTGGAGACTTGTCTTTTTCTACAATATAGTCTTTAGGTATTTTAAGAGCGGCCAGTAGCTTATCTCTGAAATACTTAACATCGTCCACATCACCTAAGTTCTGAGCGCCTGGGAGTGTTTCTATCTTAGTTGAAGATTGTCTACCCTTAACAGGGACAAAGAAATCTTCGTCCGCGCTCATAGGGTTATATCTTTCATTTATAGTATTTCTAGAGGTGTCATAGTATTTTTCTTTCTTATACTTCTGTTTAATCCTCTCAACATACATTTCAGCCTTGGAAGTAGGCATTTGACCGATATCTATATAAAATATTCTTCTTTCTGGCGCTCTTTGCAGCCTATAAATCAACATAGCATCTTCCATTAGCTTTAAGGACCTAAAAGTGGACCTAGAACCAGCGGCTATGCTTCTCCCATAAGGATAAAAGTACGGGTCTGATGTTTGTAACCTAAAATGAATGATCTGATTCTTATCTAATTCAATATACTGACGGTTAGCCATCATATTGCTAGCCCCACCAAAGGAATCCCAATCATTCTTACGAGGAATCTCTTGTAGGAAATCAGTCAGATACCCATATTCGTTTTCTACTCTAAGAATAAAGTTAGGATTAAGAATTTTAATCTTCTGAATTCCAGCTACAGCCTCGCTAAGATCAACAACCAACTCAATAAAACAATCTCCGAACTTAGCTGCGTTCCTAACTATGTCCCAGACAAGGTGATCCATCTTAGTAGATCTAAATAAATGCTCTACTTCTTTTTTCAGTAAAGAATTTTCTGTTTCTATGCTAAATTTATCCCCATGTAAATCTCTTTGCGTGCAATCATCAGCGTAAATATCAAAGGCAGTAGATATCTCTGGGTAATTATCCATACTTTCAAATTCTTGATATCTTCTCTTCCTAGTTATCTCCTTTTCTGGTATAATTGGCTGATATCCAGTGCTACCTCCGCTCTTAACAAATCCCCCAGGACCTCCCTCGCTCTTAATAACGTCGGAATCTACTACAGTGTCGCCAGCCAAAGGGTGAGTTTGAGTGGGAACGTCCTCTATAGGAAGGTCATTATCTTCATCTGCGTAAGGAGCGGCCTTTGTATGGAAAAACTTAGCAAAAAACCTTCCCACTTTGCCCATGGGGTAGAACCAAGATCCATATCTGCTACCTCCACCGAAGGTAGTCATTCCCGTGTTGTTAACTTCGTCTAATCTATCTTTATCTTTTATTTCAGGAGCCATAATAAGTCCTCTTTAACCATACCACCATAAGAATCTAGATTAGCACTATTCGATTGGAATGCATTAGGAGATATTTCATTATACTCTCCCAATTTATGCTCCACTGGAGTTGTGTTAACTAATTCTTTAAGAGCAAAAGTTGCTAGTGCCAAGGAAATAACTAAATCATCATGGCACCCCTCATCTGCTTCTGCTTTTCCACTATCTTTTACTACAAAAGTAAGTAACTCGTTAGTGGTTCTTTCTGAGTTTAATTTAATTCGTCTAGTTCTTATGAATTCTTCCATTAAAGCTAGAAGATGTTCTTTATTGGTAGCTGTCATTTGAAAGCCTATTTGACCCTTTTCATCAAGCCATAGATTTTCGTATTCTTCATCTTGTTCAAGCCTATCAATAAAGTTTAATCCTATTGTATTTCTTTCTGGAATTACTAAGGCTTCATTGTAACTTCTAGCAACATCAGAAACTATCCTAGCTAATTCATTTATAGGTGTTCTATTGGAATAAAATTCTGCTACTTGTTCTCCATTATAACAATTAACTACATGAAAGGCAGAATAATCTCTTTCCCTTCCTAAGGATATGTCAACAGCTACAATATATTCATATGCTGGGTGAGCTTCCTTCCAAACCCGCATTCTGTTATTGTAATTTCTCCAATAATTGGGATTTGAATGCTCATGCAAGTTAGATAGGATTTCTCCATCAACATAAGTATCACCTGTACCAAGGAAGGAGCATTCATACTCTTGTAACCACTCTCTAGGACTTATATTACCCTTTGTTTGCTTTTCCCACTCGTCTACGTTTATACCTTTATCCAAAAGCATCTCATAGAAACCTACATTATATTGCTCTCTAAATAGTTTGTCATATTCCTTATTAGGGACATATTGGGGATGATCTTTATAATTAATGTCTAAGGGACTAAAGGAATTCTTACCAGCAACCGCATCCTCCCAGGTACCATGATACCAATTTCCTATTCCATTTACCGTAGATAGAACAAAGGCGTTACCTCCAGTAGAGATAGTGGGATATGCAGCAGCCCAAATAGTTCCAATATTTTCAATAAATGCCGCCTCATCTAATACTAGTAATGAACAGGAAAGACCACGACCAGACTGCCTACCAGATGGCCTGGATTTAATGAAAGATCCATTTTTAAGTCTAAAAGTATGCATATTAGACTTACTTGTCTGAAATTCTGGTATCTCTTTAAACCAGGATGGAAGTTCATTATACATTATCTTAATTCTATCTAAAACTTCTGTAGCTTCTGTATCACCAATGGAAAGAATGACTACAGACTTAAGTTTATGAAACATGGTTAGCCATAAACTAAATGCAGCAGCTAAGGTTGTACACCCCGCCTGACGGAACTTTCTAAGAATATTGAACCTATTATTCTGTAAAGCGTGTATAATAAGTTTCTGGAATGGATATAATTTAAAGGGCACCAAGCCCCTAACGGGGTGAGCCACTTTAATACATTCTTCAATAAAAATTACTGGATCAGCCTTATACCTGCTAGTTCTACGTTTAATTTCTTCTATTTGGTCTCTGCTGAACTCCATAACTATTAAAAATGATACCTTC